AACCTCCAAAGCTTTTTTAGCAATCAATCTGTATAGCCCAACTTTGTAATAATCAGAACCTTCAGTTTTATCGTTAGCTATTTTTTCTAAAGCTTTTTTTAACTCATCCAAATATAAAAATTGTTCATGAGTCATTTTCTTTTCCTTTTCTTTTTAGGTTTATAGTTATATTCTAATACAATTGGTTCAACTTTTTCTTCTGTTTTTTCTTTTTGAAAATTATACTCTTCTGTTAAATATTGCCCAATTTCATAGCCAGTTACAATATAACCGCATCCTTGAAGAAAATTAACAAATTCTCTTACCACTTCCGGCCATGTGGCAACATCATTAATTTTTGTTAGATTTAACCTTAATCCATTTTTACTTTTAAAAGTAATCATTCTTCACTCTCCTCTTTTATTTTTTTATATTGTTGGCAAAAAGGGGCAGCTAAACAATAACTTTTGCACCTAATACTTTCTCCTCTTCTAAATTGCACATAGTGACCAGGTCCAGCGGCCTCTACCGCTAATTGAGCCGCTTCTTCGTTATTACAAAGCCTTACTGCTTTTTTGTTTCCCTTTTTCATTACTGCCCAAACATCGTCTTTAGCCCATCTGTCTTCTTTAGAGCATTCTGGTAATTTATCAGAGGGAAGAGAGGCGGCTTCTTTATGCAACAATACGCGCTCTTTTACATACTCAGCCACCTCTTCATCGGGGATAATCGGTACATCAAGCAGTACTACTTGCTGTGCCGGATATGGTTCACCTTCTCGCATATATTGATTTTTAGACCAATCTCTAAGAATAGCCACAATTTGTAATTTTTTTACTTTCTTTCCGTTTTTTCTTAAAATATGAGCATATATGTTTAACTGTCTAGCGTACTCTTCTGGAATTCCATCCCGTACTTTATATACGGTGACAAATTTGTAATCTTGGAGTAATCCTTCTTTAAGCAAGAATCTATCCATTTGTCCGCCAATCTTCCATCCCTCCACGTCAATAAACAATCTTTCTTCTGCAATAGCAGTTTCTTCAGCTCTTTCCAAAATACCATGAACAACTTGCCCAAGCAAAGACCAAATACGATCACTAACATCTTCCGTAAGATCTTCTTTGTGTCTAACTTCAAGAGTCCTTTGCTGCGGCGGTTTAAGCAATGACGTAACGCTAATGTCACAATCTCCACTATCATAACCATCATTTGCAACAGCTTTTTCTATAGGCTGTGGCAATCCAAGTTTATTTGTTAATTTCATAAATACATTATACCTTAAAATAAGATTAAAGTCAATCCTCTAAGTTACTGACTTCTCCGCATTCAATACACGTATTGTTTCTTATCTTTTTGTGTTCACAAGCTTTTCCGTCAAACGGATCATCAATATAATGTGCAAAAGATTGCGAAGTAAATTCTAAATAACCACTTTCTGTTATAATAACAATAGCGCCGACTGCTACATCTTTTAAATTGCGTGGGTGTATATCTTCATCGGTAAACCTAATAATTTCTCCGTTAGAATCCTCAATTAAACCTTCGTACCCATTCCATTCGACAATTTTACCAAGACCGTAATCCATGTGACCTCCTAATTATTTTCTAATATTAGCATAACAAAAACACAAAATCAAGATCAATGTTGTCAAGAACTTTGATTTTAATAAAATCAGCAAGTTATAAAATATATCTTGACAAAGTTGTAAAATGTGATATTATATATATGTATAGCTTTTAAACATATATAAACCCCGGCGTAATTATACTTGACTTAAGTAATAGTATATGTTATAATACTATTATGAAGTTGAATAGAAAACAACGTCGAGCTTTAAAAGTAAAAGGAGTAAAAATGGCACCAAGAAACGAAGAAGCTATTAGAAGGGAATATTTGGATCTATGTGGCAGGGCCGGAGAGATTCAATATCAAGTTAATCAGTTAGAGTCTGCTCTTAATAATATTAATGGAAGACTGGCTGAAGTTAATAAAGAATTTGTAGATTTAAAAGAATCTCAAAAATCTGAATCTAAAACTGAAGAAGGAGATGCTAATGCTTCGCAAAGCCAAACAGATTAAAATAGCCCAAACTCTTGAAGGATTTGCCTCACAGGCTGAGTCTTTTTTGTCTTCGCAAGGATTTGAAGTAAGTGAAGACAATAAAAAACTTTTTGCAGCTTTTATTCAGCATACGCCGCAAGATCAAGATTCTTTTGATCCTGATTTGTTGGCACGAATGATGCGAAAAGCTAAAGCAAATGAATTAGCGTTTTATTTAATGCACCCAGATAAGGCACCTAAGAAAGAACAGCAAGATGACGCAGAAACAACTACAGAAGCTACAACAAAAGTGGTATAAGAAGCTAGCGGCTGACGGGTTTAAAGACATAGAGTCTCCTCTTTTACGTGATCAGCCGCTAAAACACTGGGATAGTGTAGAATTTCAAAGATATTGGACTCCACAATCTTTTACTGAAAAACAAAGATATTATGAACTTGCAAATCAAATGTTGCATGATTTTAAGTTTAAAAGTAGGAGAGATAAAAAAATATGGAGATTGCACGCAGAAGGTGTTGCAGCTTTTTCTATAGCTAAAGCTGTAAAACTTCATCCTAATACTGTTTATAAAATTATTAAAAAATATGCAAGCTACATCAAATACAATTCAGATTAGGAATGCAGTAAGGGAAGATTTGCCCTTAATCTATTCTACTTGGCTTTTGGGACTTTACCACGGATGCGATTGGTTTGGTAGAATAGAAAAAAAAGCTTTTTTTGATAATTATAAAAAATTAATTGAAAAAAGAGTGGTAGACGCGGATATTAAAGTAGCAGTTTTGATAGACGATCCAGATGTCATTCTTGGGTATGTTTGTTATAGAAATAATGTCCTTGATTGGATATTTGTAAAAAAAGCATGGAGGAAAATGGGAATAGCTAAAATGCTAATTCCATCAAATATTGATACGACAACTCATTTAACTAAAGTTGGAAGATCTTTAAAACCAAAAGACTGGGTTTTTAACCCTTTTATCTAGGAGAAACATGAAAGCAAAATCAGTACAATTAAAAGAAGCAGTTACAATCCCAGGAACAAAGATTCTAGGAGAAATGTCAATTCAACCAGAAAAACATCCAGATGCCGTTCTATCAGTTGCTGATTCCGGCGTAGTTGTTAAGTCAGGTACTATCGTAGGATTTATCCCTTTCAGCAATATTAAATCTATCGTACTACAGGAAGAAGAAAATGGACGATCTGAACAAACTGCTAAAAAAAGCAAGTGATGCTGTAAAAAGAGATCTTAATCATATTTTTACAGAAGTAAGTACTAGAAAACTATCAGCCACTTCGTCAAGAGACTTGGTGGCTTACGTTAAACTTTTAAGCGATATCTCAAAAGCACAAAAAGAACAAAAAGAAGAGTTAGCAGCAGCTTCTGATGAAGAATTAAAAAAGCTAGCAAAAGAACTTATAAATGAAACCAAATCTTGAAAATGTTTTATCTGAGATTAGTAAAAGAAAGCTAAAGCCTTTTAAGCTTGAAGAATTTCTTTTTGATCAACAGTTAAAATTTGTAGCAGATGAGAGTAGATTTAAAGTAGCTGTTACAACAAGAAGGGCCGGTAAAACAGTATCTTGTGCTGCAGATCTTGTTTACACAGCTGTTAATAATAAGGATGTGATTTGTGTTTACATTACTTTATCTCGCAGTAATGCGAAGAGAATTGTATGGCCGGAACTTAAAAAAATTAATAGACAGTTTAAACTTGGGGGAACCTTTAACGCATCAGAGCTATCCGCCACTTTTCCTTCTGGCTCTACTATTTACTGCACTGGCGCTGCTGATAAGTCCGAAATAGAAAAGTTCAGGGGATTGGCTATAAAAAAGGTTTACATCGATGAGTGTCAGTCGTTTCCTTCTTTTATTGACGAACTTGTTAATGATATTATTGGTCCAGCTCTTCTTGATCATGCTGGTACTTTGTGTCTCATTGGAACGCCCGGACCTGTGCCCTCTGGATATTTTTATAATTGTAGCAGGTCTTCCAATTGGTCGCTTCATAATTGGGCTTTTTGGGACAATCCTCACATATCTGAAAAGTCTGGCATGTCGCATCAAAAGGTATTTGAAGAAGAACTAAAGCGTCGAGGTGTTAGCGCGGACCATCCCTCTATTCAAAGAGAGTGGTTTGGTAAATGGGTGCTTGACAATGATTCGTTAGTGTATCATTATGATTCTTCCGTTAACGATTTTGAAGAATTGCCCCAAGGCGAATGGAATTACATATTGGGAGTGGACTTGGGGTATAACGATGCGGACGCTCTTTGCGTGTTAGCTTGGTCGGATAAATCTCCTAATACTTATTTAGTTGAAGAAGTTATTACAAAGCATCAAGGAATTACTGAATTAGTTCAACAAATTGAAACACTTAAGATGCAATACGACATTACAAAGATTGTAGTTGACACCGGGGGATTAGGTAAAAAGATCTCTGAAGAACTTACCCGGCGCTATAGAATTGCAGTACAACCTGCAGAAAAAGTGCGTAAAATTGAATATATAGAACTTATGAACGATTGCCTTAGAACAGGAAAGCTTAAAGCAGGTAGAAATTCTGTATTTGCTATGGACTGTATGAGAGTGGAATGGGATTTGGATAGAAGCACACCAGATAAAAAAATTATAAGCCGAAGATTCCACTCAGATATCTGCGAGGCTGTGTTATACGCCTGGAGGGAAAGTTATGCGTATTCCCACGTACCTGAAAGAGTAAAGCCTGTTTACGGGTCAAAAGAATGGGAATTAGAAGAAACTGCTAGAATGGAAGCAGAAGCTGAAGAGTTTTTTAAGAATCAGGAAGAAGACAATAAAAACAATAACTTCGAATGGTAATCGTGTTTATATAAGCAAATTTGATGGTTTAAGCTATTTTATAGCAATAAGGAATTAAAATGCCACTAAAACACGGTAAATCGGAAAAAAGCTTTAAAGAAAACATTAAAACTGAAATGAAACATGGTAAGCCTCAAAAACAAGCTGTAGCGATTGCTTACGCTGTTAGG